ATCTGTAATGAATAATTATCTATAAGGGTATTAGCTTAGGGCTGTAATGTCTTACCCAAATCTTAAGGGGCAGGTTTAGAAGTTTTTTTTGGTGAAAAAAGGCGCAATCATTACGACTGCGCCTTTTGGGTGTTAAAATGATATAGTTATTATTAAAGTAGCTTTACTTGCGAGAGTTCTCTGCCTATATCTCTAATACCTTGTTGTATTTCTAAAAGGCGTTTTTCAGAGGGGTTACTTTTTCCTGTTGCATATTTGCGCATCATCACAGGGCTAATAGCTACTCTTCTTGCTAATTCAGCTATATTGAGCTCAGGCAATTGCTGGCTAATGCCCTCTAAGGCTATTTCATATACAAATTCTACTCCCTTTTTATACTTGTTCACAAAATCGTAATCTTTGTCCTCTTCACATTGTTCTAAGTGAAAAGCAAAGGCTTCTTGCATATTGTGTTTTAGTTCTTCAAGAGTTTTACCATCGGCAACTACTATACCTTCTATGTTTTCAGTATTACCCCAATAAACTCCATTTTCTTTGCGTATAGTTACTCTAATCTTTTTCATAGTCTTATCTTTTTAGTTACCCACTTAAAGCAAGGGGCTTAAATAAGCCCCGCTTGCTTTAAGATGGAATTTACAGTGCCCTGTGGAAGATCTTTTCGAGGGTGAGGTACTGTAACCTTTCCTTTTTTCTCTAGGTGTTTAAAATGATGATGGCTTCCTCTTGTACTATCTAACTTCCAACCATCGTCTATTAACAACCTGATCACATCTGTGCTGCTCATTGTTATATCATTTTAACGGCGCAAAGATAGGTAACTTTTTTGTAACCTGCAAATATTTTAGCAACTTTTTTCTATCTTTTTTTCAATGGTTTTTATTAACAGCTTTAGCTGCTTTAATTCTTCGGTTTTTCTGAATATTTTTTCTATCAAAGTAAAGTTTTCGCCCTCACTTTCGGCGGCTTGTAGCCTCCACTTTATAAGGCTTTTTCACGTGATACGATATTGCTGCGCAGGGTGTGCAGGCGTTGTACCAGTTGTGTAGGGCTCAACTTATCTAACGCTTCTTCTTGCGAGGGGGCGGCGGGTAGCAATATGCGTTTGTACTTAAGCCAATGGTCGAGCACGGTATCGCAGGCGTCCATTTCCTCGAATAGTTGCCATAGCTGCTGCTGTAGGGTGCGGGCTTGGCTTTCTTGGTGGGCTGGGAGGGCATTAAGGCTTAGCTTGAGCGAGCAGGCTTGTAGCCAGTGGTTTTTCTTGGCGAGATACACAGGGTGCAACGTTTGGGGATAATCGGCTATAATCCTCACCCCTGACCCCTCTCCAAAGGAGAGAGGAGGCACTGAAGTAGATGATGTTACCGATTGCGGATTGTCCCCCTCGCTTTCGGAGAGGGGGGAACGGGGGGTGAGGCTTTTTAGTTTTGCTTTTAGCTTTGCCTCGTTTTCTAAGGAATAAAAGCGAGGAACGCCCTGAAGATTGCCTCCAAGGCGTTCGTACTCTATAAGCAAACGTTTATATTGTTCTCGGTAATTAGTCATTAGTCGTTAGTCTTTAGTCATTAGTCGTTAGTGTAGAGTCGCTTTCTAACGACTAACGGCTAGTCACTAACGACTTTTTTTCAGTGCCAAGGCGCGCTCCAAAATAGGGACATCAGGCGGGTATTGCTTTTTTTTCTTCTCGATGAGCTGTTGCAGGGTTTCGGTGCTGAGGGCTTGTAGTAGCTCGGCAGCTTCTTCTTGCAACGCATAATAAGGAAAGCCCGCCAGGTATAGGTTTATGATATTGTAAGGTATACGGCTTAAATCGACTGCTTCCAAACCGCCCCCAAGCTCTTTAGGCTTGGTGTAATAGGCGGTTCCTTCAGGGAGCAGACTCTTAAAGTACTTATGATTCGGCGATGGTTCCTGCATACTTGTACAGTTTTGAGTTTGTGATGATTTTGAGGGTAATACCGCTATCATCTTCGGCTTTTTTGCCGGTAGTGGCTTCGGCAGTATCCATATAAGCAGGGTTAATCTTGGTGCCTATTACCCATAGCGTGCCTTGGGCATCGGGGACTACGAATATCATCGGCACGTTCTTATAACGGCTGATGAAGTCGAGGGTTACATCGCTGAAGCGAGGTATTTTTAGCTCTAACTCGGTTTTAGCCTTTTTATTGCCTGCATTGCCAACAAGTGAGGTTTTAAGCTCTCCTTCGTCTATCTGTGCATCGATACCTTTGAAGGCTTTGGAAGCAATAAGGGTAAGGTTGCCGTCTTCGATAGTGTTGGCTTTGCCAAGCTCGCCGGTATTGGCGGGCAATACGCATTTATCTACAAACGCCTTAGGGGCGTACAAAATGCGCGTGCTGATGCCTCCGCTTACTTCGTCGTTAGGACAAGCATCGAGGCTTTCGTGGGGTACGTTATCAAAACAATTTTTTGCCATAATCTTAATTTGTTATTTTGTTAATTAGGGGTGAGTGTCCGCCGATGAGTTGGAGGAGTAGCTCCTCGTCATTAGCAATTTCTTCTTGTGAGAGGGATTCACCGCCAATGAGCAACACTTTAGGCGCGTCGTCGGTAAATTTGTAATTCACATTGCGGAATGTAAACTCGTGACCTTTGTGAGGCGCTTCTTCTGCGGGTTTTTCGGGGGTTCCCTTAAGTTGCTCCTCATATTGGTCGAGTTGTTGTTCGCGAGCGTTGAGATGTTTTTCAACCTCATTCAGTGCGTGTTCACGGCGGTTGAGAGCTTCTTCTCTCTCGTTGAGGGCTTGCGCTTGTGTATCGTTGCTTTCGGTAGAGGCTTCTGACACGGGTGTATTTTTTTCTTCTTTTGCCATAATCTTAATTTGTTAATTTGTCGATTTGTCAATTAGCAAATTAGCACATTGGCTAATTTGCTAATTGGTGAATTAAGCTAATACGAGGTTAGGGTAGAACAACTTGTTTTGTTCATCGTTGTTCAATCCTCGTTTTTTCTGAGCATCGTTGGTTTCCACGAATAGGTATTGGTTTACGGCAAAATCGTAGCCCAAGTGCCATTCAGAGAATATTTTCACGAGGTAATCTTGCACCTGTACATCGTTGATACGCGCAGGGTTATCTACGCGGTCGTATAGGCGGAAGAGGTTACCGTCTACCCAAGCGATGATACGCCCCGCTTTCAATCCTGGTACACCTACCAAGTCACGTCCGTATTTGGTTTTTCCACGTTGCGGATCGTTGAAGTCGATGTATTGGTTAGCAGGTGTTTCGCGTAGCTCTACATAGTCGTTGAACTCTTCGAGAGAGATAAAGAGTGTTTTCACTTTCACGCCCCCTGGCAAGCCTTTTTCGAACTTAGTAACGCGGTCTACAATACTTGTTACCCCTGCATCTACAGGAATGTGGAAAACAGGGTTGCTTGTATCGGCAACGGCGCGGTTCACCACTTCGTTAAGTCCGTCCATTGTTTTGGTATAGTCGGGGGTAGTACTACCTACTTGGGTGGCATCGTACTTGCCCGTAATACTAATGAGGTCGAGGTCGGAAATCACTTTTTTGGTGATAAGCCCCATAATGAACTTACTGATAGGCATTTCGTGAGGTTTTTTGTCCTCTTCGTACATAGCTTCTTCCCAACTGCCAACGATGTCGTTAGGGTTGATAGGGAAGTTGATTTTCTGACGGAAGTTTTTCAAAAGTTTCTTTTTGAAAGACACTTCGCCAGCGCCCGTCCACTTGTCGGAAAAGGCTTGCACTACATTGCTAATGAATACAGCAGGTATATGCCATTCGCCTTTTACTTTGCCCAGTGGTTTGGCGTAGCGGTTTAGCAGGATTTCTTTAGAGAGTATCGCTGCTTCGAGTTCGATAGGACGGGCGTTGCCGTAACGTACGAGCTCTTTTGCAATTTCAGTAGCTTTAATTGTATTTCCCATATTTTAATTTACTAATTTGCTAATTGATTGTGCGCATCGTTCATATCTACGATGCCATCGAACTCTCCTTTTGCTTCATCTTCTTTGCCGTCGTTAGCGGGCAATGAGTGTGCGGGGCGATTGTTGAGTTCGGTTTTGAGGCGCTCGGTTTCGGCAGTAAGGGTGTTTACTTGCGTTGCGAGGGCTTCTTTTTCAGCGGTAAGGGCTGTTTTCTCAGCCAATAGCTTTTCGTTGTTGGCTTTCAGTTCTGCCATAAGCTGCTCGAGGGCAGTGTTGTTGGCAGCAGCTTCGGTAGCTACCAAGACGGCTTCAATCTTGTCGAGCTGCGATTCTTTGAGCTCCACAAATTTTTCATTCCCAAATAAGGGGCTTTTTAGGTCGATACTGGCCAATGCCAGTAAGGCGGCGATTTTTGCGTGTTTCATACTTTTTTTAATTTGTCAATTTGTCGATTTGTCAATGGCTAATTAGCTAATTGACTAATCACTTCGTTAAGTGTCATTATTTCGTCTATCAATCCTAATGATTTAGCTTTTTTAGCATTGTAGGTGTTGCCTTTGAATACTTCTTCTTTAGCATCGGGTCGGTAGGTTTTTACGCTATTAACAAAGCGGGCGTTGTATTCTGAAAGCATCTGCAATATGTTTTTGTCGTTGCCTTCTTTAAGGTCGCGCCAAGCCTTATTTTTCTCGGTGCTTTCGGGGGCGTAGAGTTCGTGTACTTTCACGCCGTATTTTTCTAAAAGGGGCGCAAAATCTTGGAAACTCAGCATCGTGCCTATACTGCCAATGGCATCGGCAAAGGGGGCGGCAACTACCTTATCGCAAGCACTGGCTATCCAATAGGCGGCACTACACATATAACCGCCCGTATAGGCTACGGTGGGTTTTTGCAAACTGCGAATAACGCTGGCGAGCTCTTCGGTGCCTGCACCCATTCCGCCCCCGCTATCGATGTCCAGCACGATAGCGGTAACGGCTTTGTGCGATTCCAGAGCTTCTAACAGCGAAATTATATATTGGGTGCCGATATAACCATAAGAGGTGTATTTGACGATGGGCTGTTTGAGTTCAACCACTACGGGGAAGCTGTCGCGCCCTTGTTGCAAATAGGCGTTGCGCTGCTCAAAATTATAGTTGTAAACCTCTTCATACCAATGCGAACTCTCGAAACTCCCCTTGCGGTAAGCTAAGAGGAGTTCGGGGAGTTTTTCAGCCAGGTAATTATAATTGATAGAGAAAAGCATATTTTATTTTTTTGCAAAGGTACAATGGGGGCAAAAAATAAAAAAGGACAACAAAAAAAGCGCAATCGGTGAATGATTGCGCTTTTGTAATATTTTACCTAAAAAAATATTAAAATAAAAATTTATAATAAGCTATGAAAAAAGCTGTAGTAAGAATAAATACAAAAAAATTCATAGTTGCACTTTTCCATTTTTTTTGATAAAGGTCTATAATTAAACCTAATAGAGCTATATAAGAAAAAAATAGAGGTATATATAAAAAAATCACTAATGAAAAATGTATGTTTTTATTAAAAGTTATAACCCAAGGTAAAAATAAATATACTATGAAAAGACTAATCATCCAAAGTATAAATACACTATCTGAAATATCATTATTATTAGTTTTTGTTTTTTCCTTATATCTGATATTTATATCTATCACATTGGTCAGTGGTACTACAAATATATTACTTAGAATATCTTTAAAACATTGGTCAGTTTGACTATATCGTTTAGCTTCTCTTAGGTATATATAATCCAAATTTCCTGTATTACTATCAATGCTATAACTATCAAGTACCCCTTGTATCATTTTAGTTTTTCCCTCTTCTTCAGAGTTAATAGTAATATCAACCCAAGTGATTAAAACGCCATTCTTATTTTTTGGAGTTTCTCCCTCAAAAAGATAATGCCATTGATTAGCATACCTAAGTGCATAACTACTTATATCAAGCTTGAGATAACGAATAAGTTTGAATAAAAGAAAACCTAATAATCCTGCAATAACAATAGATAAAAAGATATAAAGAAGCGTAAAATACAAAATATCTCTATCAGTTTCAATATTAAATCGCCCATTCCACCATCAAGTGCAATTTTTTAGATTACTTTCTGATAGAATAAATCTTTAGGTTTTTGAAAATCTAATACTTTTCTTGGTCTATTATTAATTTTATATTG